CCTGGTTCGCGTATGTGTGCGGGCTCGATCCGTGCGACGCGTGCGCCGCGGCCGGGAAAGAGTTCCCGAGCGACGACTGTGCGGCCTGTGACGCGTGGAAAGTCGAGGGCCCGCACTGGTTGAAGGCGAACCCGAACCTCGGCGTCTCGTTGCCGTGGCAGTACCTGCGCGAGCTGGTGCAGCAGGCGATCAGCCGGCCGGACGCGGTCAGCGATTTGTTGCGGTTCAACTTCTGCGTGTGGACCCAGGCGATCACGCGCGCGATCCCGCTGGCGCAGTGGCAGGCGTGCGGGCCGATGCCGGACGAGGCGGCGTTGCGTGGCGCGCCGTGTTACGGCGGGCTCGACCTCGGGCAGTCGGATGACTTCAGCGCGTGGGTGCGTGGCTGGGAGCTGCCCGACGGCCGGCTCGCGGTGAAGTGCCGGTTTTGGGTGCCCGAGGCCGCGCTGACGACCTATCCGACGCGGCCCTACGCCGCCTGGTCGCGCGCCGGCGCGTTGACGGTGACGGAAGGGCCGACGACCGACTACGCCGTGCTCGAGGCGACGATTGCCGCCGACTGTGCGGCCGACGGCGTGCGCGAGGTCGCCTACGACAACCGCTTTGCCGAGCAGATGGCGCAGAACCTGTCGGCGCGCGGCGTGACGATGGTGCATACCGGCCAGGGCTTTCAGCTCAACGAAGCGATCCGCAAGAAGCTCGAGCTCATTGCGCGCGGGCTGTTGTGTCACGGCGGGCAGCCGGTGCTCGCGTGGATGGCGGCGAACTACGTCGTCCGCCACGGGACCAAGGGGGAGATCCGGCCGGCGAAGGAACGGGCGGCCGACAAGATCGACGGCCAGGTCGCGCTCGACATGCTGATCGATCGCATCGTGCGGCAGCCGATGGTCGTCGGCAAGCAATACCAAATGCTCGTGTTCGGAGGGCGCTGATGACGAAACGACTCCGCGGTCGACCCCCGATCGACGACGAACCTTCGACGGCGCGCATCGCGGTGCGCGTCACCGCCGCGCAACGCCTCGAGCTGCGGCGCGTCGCGCACGACCAGGGCGTAAAAGGCGGGATGTCGGGCGTGGTGCGCGAAGCGGTCGGCGAGTACATCGCCGATTCGGACGAGCGCACCCTGTTCCGGCGCGCCCGGCGGTAGGGATTTTTGTACGCGTGCGGCTGAGCCGTGGGGGGATACTGCCCCCCCAGCACCTCATGGCCGAGCTCCACACGCGCGCGTATGCCGTGCTGCACGTCAAGAGCGTCGATGGCGACCGTCGCCGCATTGCGGGGATGGCGTCCACGCCTGAACCCGATCGTATGGGCGACATCGTCGAGCCGCTCGGCATCGGGTACAAAAACCCTGTCCCGCTGCTGCTGTATCACAACACACAGAAGCCGGTCGGCAAGGTGTGGTTCGAGACGCCCACGGCCGAGGGGCTGGCGTTCGAAGCCGAACTGCCCGAGATCACCGAGCCGGGCACGGTCCGCGACCGCATCGAGGAAGCGTGGACGAGCCTCAAGGAAGGGCTCCTCGGCGGCGTCTCGATCGGGTTCCGCGCGCTCGAGCACGCGTTCATGAAAGAGACCGACGGCATACGGTTCACCAAGACCGAAGTGCTCGAGCTGTCGCTCGTCACGATTCCCGCGAATGCTGGCGCCACGGTCCACACGATCAAGGCGCTTGACCTGGCCGCGTCCGGCCCTCACCCGTCTGCCGTCGCAGACACCCGCGTGAAAGCCGCGCCCAGGAGCGCGCCCGCCATGACTCAGACCCAGCAAGTGCACGATCAGATCAGCGCGTTCGAAGCGACGCGCCAGGCGAAGAGTGCCCGTCAGGTCGCCCTGATGCAGGCCGCCGCCGGCGACAACATCACCCTCGACGAGAAGCAAGCGAAGGAATACGACGACCTCGAGCGCGACGTCACCGAAGTCGACGCCCATCTCGTGCGCCTGCGCTCGCTCGAAAAATCGATCATCGCCGGGGCGACCGCGATCACCCCGGACGCCGGCACGCGCGCCGACACGGGCACCGCCGCCCGCGGCGGCACGTCGGTCGTGCAGGTGAAATCGATGCTGCCCAAGGGCACGGGGTTCGTGCGGATGACCTGCGCGAAGGTCGTCTGCAACGGCAATCTCCTCGAAGCGGCGGAATACGCGAGCCGCTGGAAGGACACGCCCGAAGTCGCGCTCGCGCTCAAGGCCGCAGTCGCCGCGGGCAACATCACCGATACGACCTGGGCGGGCCCGCTCGCCGTGCAGCAGAACCTCGCGAGCGAGTTCGTCGAGTTGCTGCGGCCGGCGACGATCATCGGCCGCATTCCCGGGCTGCGGATGGTGCCGTTCAACACCAAGGTCCCGACGCAGACCGCCGGCGGCACGTATGGGTGGGTCGGCGAGGGCAAGCCGAAGCCGCTGACCAAGCTCGCGTTCTCGTCCGAGAACCTCGTCGTCTCGAAGGCCGCGGGGATCATCGTCATCACCGAGGAGCTTGCGCGCCTGTCGTCGCCGTCGGCCGAGGCCGTCGTGCGCGACGACATGATCAAGGGCATCGCGCAGTTTCTCGACGGGCAGTTCATCGATCCGGCCGTCGCGGCGGTGACCGGCGTCAACCCGGCGAGTATCACGAACGGCCTGACGCCGATCGTGTCGACCGACGATCCGATGACGGATCTCGTCGCGGTGTTGCAGGCGTTCGCGGCCGCCAACGTGTCGATCAGCGGCGGCGTGCTCATCATGAACGAGAGCAACGGGCTGGTCATGGGGCTGGTGCGCGACGCGCAGGGGAACACGCTGTTCCCTGGCGTGACCGCCCAGGGCGGCACGGCGCAGGGCTTCACGGTCATCACCAGCAACACGGCCAGCACGAACGTGATCGCGCTGCAGCCGTCGCGGGTGCTGGTCGCCGACGAGGGCCAGGTGTCGATCGACGTCTCGCGCGAAGCGTCGCTGCAGATGGATAGCGCACCGACGAGCCCGGCCGATGCGACGACCGTGCTGGTGTCGCTGTGGCAGCACAACATGGTCGGGCTGCGGGCCGAGCGGTTGATCAACTGGAAGCGGCTCGACAACGTGTCGGTCCAGATCCTGACCGGCGCGGTGTACGCGCCGCTGCTCGTGACGCCGAGCGCCGCGGCCGCGTCCGCGCGGACGGCCAAGACGTCCAAGGCGCACGAGTAGCGCCAACGGGGAATCGACGGGCGTTGGCGTGGATGGCGCCGGCGCCCGCTGGATTCCCGACACGCTCATGACGACGTCTGACCTGGTTGCGCGCGCGGTATTGCGGTTACTGCCGAAGGCGGTGCGCGGCGCGCTCACGCGCGTGCCGCCGACGATGGCGGTCGGCCGCAGTTCGGCCTGGCGTGCCGTCGTGCGCGAACCCTACACCGGGGCCTGGCAAGAGAACGCCGAGATCCGCGCCGAGTCGGTGCTGCTCAACCCGACGGTGTTCGCGTGCGTCACCCTCATTGCGAACGACTGGGCCAAGCTGCGCCTACGGCTCGTCGCGCAGGAGGCGCCCGGCGTCTGGACCGAGACGACGAATTCCGCGTACTCGCCGCTGCTGCGCAAGCCGAACCACTACCAGACGGCGCTGCAGTTCTGGACGGTGTGGGCGCAGAGCAAGCTGACGCGCGGGAACACCTACGCGCTCAAGCAGCGCGACGCGCGCGGCGTCGTCGCCGCGCTCTACGTGCTCGACCCCTGCCGGGTCACGCCGCTCGTCGCGCTCGACCAATCGGTCTACTACCAGCTCGCGACCGACCCGCTGAGCGGGCTACCGACGGCCGAGTCGATCGTCGTGCCGGCGTCGGAAATCTGTCACGACCTGATGAACCCGCTGTTCCATCCGCTGGTCGGGCTCTCGCCGCTCTATGCCGCGGCGCTGACGGCGACGCAGGGGCTGAACACGCTGCAGTTCTCCACCAAGTTTTTCGCCAACGGCGCGCAGCCCGGCGGCGTGCTGACAGCGCCCGGCGCCATCTCGGACGACACGGCGCAACGGCTCAAGACGTACTGGGAGGAGAACTTCAGCGGCGACAACAGCGGCCGCGTCGCGGTGCTTGGCGACGGGCTGAAGTACGAACAGATGACCATGTCGGCGGTGGATGCGCAGTTGATCGAACAACTCGGCTGGTCGGCCAATACGATCGCGTCGGTCTACCACGTGCCGCCGTACCTCGTCGTGCCGGGCGCGCCGACGCCGCCGTATACCGGGCCCGATGCGCTGTTCCAGCAGTACTACTCGCAGTGCCTGCAGAACCTGCTGACGGCCGCCGAGCAAGTGCTGGATCACGGTCTCGGGCTCGACCCGCTGACGCTGGGTGTCGAGTTCGACATCGACGATCTGACGTGGATGGATGTCGCGACGCGCACCGAGGCGGCGTCGAAGGGCATCCACGCCGGCGCGCTGTCGCCGAACGAAGCGCGCCTCAAATATTTCGGCCTCGGGCCGGTGACGGGCGGCGACACGCCGTACCTGCAGCAGCAGAACTATTCGCTCGCGGCCCTCGCGGAACGCGACGCGGATCAGCCGTTCACGAAGCCGGCGCCGCCGTCACCCCCGGCGGCGCCGGCGCCCGACCCCGAGGCCGAGGCGCGGGATGTCGTCAACGGGCTGATCGACTTGGCGTATCAGACGCACACCAGGGAGGCGACGCGTGGCTGAACCGAATCCCGTCGCGAAAGCGGTGTGGCAGGTCATGCGCGGTGAGCTCGCGCCGCTGCTGACCGAGCTCGCGGTGCTGAAGGCCGCGCACGCGGCCGTGCTCGAGCGCCTGGCGCGTCTGGAGACGCTCGGCGAACGCGTCGCCGTTGTGGAAACCCGCGCACCGCTGCCGGGCCCGGCAGGGGCGCCCGGGAAGGATGGCGCCGACGGGCTTGGGGTCGACGATCTGGCCATCGATTACGACAACGAGCGCACGGTGACGTTCCGGGCGGTGCGCGGGGACCGCGTGACGGACTTTGGTCAGGTCGTGCTGCCGATGCTGATTCACCGCGGCGTCTGGACGGCCGGCCAGGCCTACGTGCGCGGCGACGTCGTCAGCCACGGCGGCGGCGCGTGGCACTGTCAGACGGCGACGTCGGTCGAACGGCCCGAGACCCTTGGGGGCGCGCCGTACTGGAAGCTGATCGTCAAGCGCGGCGACCGCGGGAAGGACGCGCGATGAACGTGATCCTGACGACGGCCGAGGCGCTCGCGCACCTGCGGCTCGGCGACGGGTCCGGCCTCTCGGACACCGAGACCGCCGACGTGCAGACCAAGCTCGAGGAAGCCGAAGGCGTGATCCTCGACTACCTGAAGACCGAGGCGGTCTACACGCCGGCGACGGCGCCGACGATGGTGAAGGCGGCGGTCAAGCTGTTCCTGGCGCACAGCTACGAACACCGCGGCGACGACCTGGACGGCGGCAGTGCCGAGCAGCTCTGGGAGGAGATCGCGCGCGTGCTGCGACGCTCGCGTGATCCGGCGCTCGCATGAGGATCGGCGCCTTGCGGCACACCGTGACGGTCGAGCGCCCCGATGGCGCGCCCGTGCGCAACCCCGACGGGACGTTCACGCAGGCCTACGTCGCGGCGCCGCCGACGTGGCCCGTGTCGATCGCGCCGGTGCGCGTCGAGGAACAGGCGCAGCAGGGCACGACGCTGGACGTCGGCACCGAGGTCGTGCTCGGCCGCTACCGGGCCGATGTCGATACGGCGTGCCGCCTGGTGCACGGCGCGCGGGTGCTGCAGGTGCGCACGGTGACGAATGTCGAGCAGCGCAACCTGGCGCTGGAGCTGACCGTCGTGGCGGTGCCCTGATGGCGCGCGAACAGATCCGCCTCGAACTGATCGGCGTGCTCGAACTGCGGCGGCTGCTGCAGACGTTGCCGCAGGACTTGCACCGCCAGGCGATCGGCATCGTCGAGGGCAGTGCGCGGCGCGCGGCGGCGTCGATCCGTGCGGCGTATCCGACCGGGACGCCGGGCCGGTTCTACAAAGGCAAGCCGATCCAGCCCGGCGGGCTGAAGCGTGGCGTGGCGGTGACGCGGCCGCGCGCCGTCGACCGCCCGCTCAGCGTCACGTCGATGGTCATCAACCGCGCGCCGCATGCGCTGCTGTTCGAGCGCGGGACCGAGACGCGGCAGAACCAGTACGGCGACCACCGCGGCCGCATGCCGCCGGGCAATGTCTTCATCCCCCGCATTCTGACGAACCGACGGCGGATGTACACGGAGCTCGCCGCGCTGGTGCAGTCACAGGGGCTGTCGGTGGAGCGCGATGTCGCGTAACACCGCCGCCATCGGCAACGCGCTGATCGCGCACCTGGGCAGCGACGCGACGCTGCTGACGTTCTGTCCGCACGGCGTCTACCGCAACCAGGCGCCGCCGCACGCGCGCCAGTTCGTGGTGGTGTGGCTGATCGACGCGACCGACGAGTACGTCTTCCACGCCTCGGGCTACGAGGATCATCTCTACGGCGTCGAGGTGCGGATGCTCGAGAGCGCCGGCGGCGACTGCCAGGGCGCGGCCGCGCACCTCGACACGCTGCTGCAGGATGTGCCGCTGACCGCGGCGGGCTACGTGTGGTCGACGACCTTTCGCGAACGCGCCGTCGACCTGCTCGAGGTCGACGTGCTCGAGCCGACCATCCGCTGGCGGCGCTGCGGCGGGGACTACCGCGTCCAGATGGCGTGGATCGGCCTCGGGCGATCGGGGGACCGAACCTTAACGGGGCAGCAAGGGAGAACCTAAATGGCTATCAAGACTGGCCGCTACGGCAAGGTGCTGTACGACCCGCTCGGCGTCACCCCCGTCGAAGTGGTGGCGCTCAATTCCTGGAAGGCCTCGTTCGCGATGGACTTCGAGGAAGTCACCTGCTTCGGCGACGAGAACAAGGTCTACGTCCCCGGGCTGCCCGACGTCAGCGGCTCGCTCGGCGGCTTCTGGGATTCGACCAGCGTCGTCCTGTTCGAAGCCGCGAAGGCGTCGACGCCCGGCATGCTGCAGCTCATCCCGAACACCACCGAACCGACCTACCTGTTCGAGGGCCTCGCCTACATCACCGCGGACATCGATTGCAGCCTCGCCGTCCCGAAGTTCTCGGGCACGTTCAAGGCCGCGGGTCCGTGGGTGATGGAACCCTAACGTCGCGAGACGCGCGGTGCAGATCACGCTGCACGGCGGGACGGCGTCCATCCTGTGGGGCTACCACACGGCCGCCGAGCTCGCGTCCTGGCGCATTGCGCAGCGCCGCGGCCAGTGGGTCCTGACCGCGGCGATCCGGCGCGCCGACGCGTTTCAACTACGCCAGCGTCCGCTGCTCTTCACGGCCCCGCGCGACAAGGGCAGTTGGGCGTGGGGCATCGAGACGATCGAGGTCGGCCCGACCGGCGTCCGCGCGACGCTCGGCAAGCCCGAACAGTAGGAGGCGCATGGAGTACATCAGCCCGATCGTGCGGCCCGAGACGACGACGATCCCGTTATCGAACGGCGACACGATCACCATCAAGACCAAGCTCAATACCGGCGAACAGCGACGCGCACGGGCGCGGTATTACGCCAAGGACGACGACGGAGAGCGCCAGTTCAAGGCGGAGTTGGTCGACCGGGCGATCGTCGGCGGCTACCTCGTGAACTGGACGGTACGCGATCCCGACCAGCACCTGGTGCCGATCGTCGCGCAGCCGATCGCGGCGGTCGAAGCGGCGCTCGACGCGCTCGACCCGGCCGTCTTTTCTGAGATCCGCGACGCGATCGCCGCGCACATCGACGCGCAGGACGCCGCGCGAAAAAACATCCGGGATGGCGAGACGAGGTCGTCAGCAACCTCGCCATCTGTGCCCGCTATGGCTGGCGCTACGAGTGGATAGAGGCGCTCGACCCCGACGTGCACGGGGTGATCGTGGAACTGATGACGCAGGAGTATGAGGCGCGGCCGCCCGAGGGGGAGTGATGGCACTGACCGGTAAATTTAACGCCGACTTCTCCCCGTTCGTCGAGGAGTGCAAGAAGGCCGACGCCGGCCTGAAGGCGATCGACGCCTCGGCGAAGACGGTTGAGCAGAGCGTGACGAAGTTCGCCAGCGCGCCGGTCGCGCCGAAGCTGAAGCTCGTCGAGGATTCCAGCCGCCAGACCGGGACGGCGATTAAGGACATGGGCGCGGCGATCGGGGAGACCGATCGCATCATGGCGCAGTTTGGGATCACGACGGGTCCGGTCGGCGGCGCGATCACCGAGCTCGGGAACGCGCTGCAGCAAGGGACAGACAAGCTCGGGCCGTTCGGTACCGCCGCGCTGGTCGCGTCGACGGCGATCGGGTCGTGGAAACTCGGGACGGCGATCGGCGAGATGACCGGCCTGACCGAGCGCATCCGCGACGGCACCGCCGCCTGGCTCGGGTACGGGGACGCGATTGGCGAGCGGGCCGCGGCGAAAGCGGACATGCTCGCAAAGGCCTCGGCGACCGCCGGCCACGCGATTAGCGACGTAACCGTCGCGATGGCCATAAACCAGGCCGAAGCCGAGCGCCTGATCAACAAAAACAAAGGCGCGAGCGCCAGCTACCTCGAACTGGCCGCCGCCGCGGACGCCGCGAAGCAGAAGCTCGATGCGATCGCCGCGTCGAACGAGGAGAAGCTCCGCAAGATGGAGTTTGACTTCATCCAGGCGGGCCTGAAGCGGCAGGCCGACGCGGCGGCGG